TAGCCATTAGCATTGACGGCGTCATATGATCATTTGGTCGAACAGTTAATATTTTTGATATATCGTCCGGATCCGCCCGTACTCGACCTTTCCCTTTTTGTTCTTCATATATTTTTATGGGAAGTTTCCCCATCGTTTCTGATAATACTTTCATACATGTATAATATGTTATCTCCCGCAACTCACTTTTGGATTGATACCCAATCCCCAGCCATTCCGCGAAGTCTTCTTCCGACATTCCTTTCTCTGGTGACCCCCTGAACCAATTTATAATTTTCTCTTTTGCTTTCATTACGATTCCCATGCTGTTCCTCCTACCATTCTTCATCCAGGAATTTTTCTAATGCTTCTATCTGCGAATTTCCAAATTCATGATACAAAGCTAGTTTAAAACCGCATAACGTTGCATCCACCGGATCAATCTTTTTGTCATTTGCATCTTTATCTATCTTTATCAAGCCGTTATTTTTCCGGATCACTGCATTAGACATTGCATAATTCAATACCGGATTATATGTGTAATATACCGTTCCTAAATAAACGTTTTCTCTAAATCCTGCTGTTGATTCATTTAATGATTTATGGCTTTGATATACCTCTTCCACATCATATCCTTCGTTAGATAGGTCTATCATGATCTTGCTTGCATTTGCAGGATCAAAGCAAAGACATTCTATTTCCAATTTGTTTTTCCTGCAAAAAGAAAGAACGTAGTCCATAACCACGTTCTGATCTACAATCTCACTATTTGTTATTGTTATAAATCCTTCTCTCTCCCAAGAGTCATATGGGACTTTATCCTTAAATACTCTCTCCATCAACTTTTCCCGGCTCGGAATAAAGGAATGAACAATCACAATATACTCATCCATTTCTCTTCCCGTCCTGTCTAATCTGCCGTTTCTAAACGGAATAACAAATGCAACAGAGGTAAGGTCAATCTTTGCCGACATGTCAAATCCAACATATACCGGCCTTCCCGTGATGTCCACAGGCAGTTCTTTTCTCTGGCATTTTTTCCATTTTGCCATGTCCATGTAACCATTTTCTTTTTGCTGCACCCACTTATTCAGCATCTTTGTAAGAAATGAAATCATTTTTTCAGGGATTACTTTTGCAATGTCATAATCCCCTCTGATTTTCTCTCTGCCTTCTTCATAAGTCATTCGTATCGGGTTGGCCTTATACCAGTTTTTTTCGTCTGAAATATCATCACCTTCATCAATTTCCATGATATCTATCAAGTATTCATCGTTCCAGATATCTATATCCGGATTTAATACCTTGCTGCAATACTCATACTCCTGTGTATAGCATGGATACGTCAAGTCCCTTCCTGCGGTTGTAATGATCATCAAAAGAGACTCTTTCGTATTTGATCCAAGTCCAAGATCGTAAAATTCAGACGTTTTGTGCTGGTGATATTCATCCAGGATCAGCCCTGCCGGATTTGTTCCATCTCCTTTTTGCCCATCCTCTTTTGAAAGTGCTTTAATAAAGCTTCCTGTTTTTTTATGTTCAATCAATGCGTTCGTCAACTTAAACTTCTTTTTCAATGGAGATCCGTTCAGCATCAATTTTGCTTCATTAAAAACAATTTTTGACTGCTCCCTTTTAGTCCCTGCCGTATAATACTCGTAAACCTCTTTATTTTTTGTTGCCTGTGTTGAAATCTCGTACAGTGCAATTCCCGCTTCTTCCTGGGATTTTGCATTTTTCCTCGCAACCTCTACAAAGCTTTTTTTGAATCTTTTGTATCCGCTTTCTTTTTTTCTCCACCCATAAAGTTGGCAAAGATGAAACTGCTGCCATGTTGTCAACTCGATTGGCTTTCCTGCCAATGTACCCTTGGAGTGCCGAAGCAATTTGAACCATTTTATAATGGCCTGCGCTTCTTTTTCATCCCAATAGTACGGAAATTCCTTTTCTTTTTCTTTCTCTATATCCTGCAAGAACCGCATGCAGGCCCATTTATGTTTTTTGCAAGCAATTTCTTTTCCGCTGATGCAGTTATGCGCATACCTTATCAGGCGATTTTTAACGGTCAAATATCTCCGAACTCCTCTTCAATATCTTTGTCTATTTCCTCTCTGACAATAGTCGCAGCCTTTAATCTCGAATCTATAGTCAGTCCACACATGGCTGCAAACTTGCGCATCTCTTCAGAATACATCTTTTGAATATCACAAAGCGGATTTTTCACTAAAACTTTGCCGTTTTGAGTGGGTTTTTCTATTACTTTTTCTTCTTTTTTTAGTTGTTTCGTAACGGCTATGTATGAAGAAAATGCATTGCAGTAACATCCAAGATTGTTCACATCCAGATTTCCGATCACATCAATTTCCATCTTTTCAAACTCTTTCACAATACGACTAAACTCATTTTTTGATTGCTTGTCAATCAGCCATTTAGGCGGATCTGCAAGCATTTCTTTTCCTGTTCTAATCAGAGCTTCTTCCAACCTTTTATTTTCCTGCTGCTCCACTGTCAAGTTTCCTTTTTGCATTTCAACCGGTATTCTGCTCCTCGGCATTTTCTCACCTTCTCCCTTTTTCAGATTTATATTTAGAATTTTGCGAAATGTTTACTAGAGTGGCGGTGTTCCGGGCTTGCTCAAAACAATTTTGGTACCCCCTCCACCTCTGCATTCTCTTTTCTTTTCCATTTTCTAAGGAATCCCTTAAGCATTTTCTTAACTTCCCGCTCCTTTCCTTCACGCATCAACTTGTGCATCTGTGAGTGAACACGTTTAGAGAGCGGTATCATATTCTCTATGTCCAGTCGTAAATCCCATATTTCTTCTATCGGTTCTATGTGATGCACCATCTCAGCTGGCACAATCTGCCCCTCTGTATAATACATATAGACATCAATCCCCATATGCCTTCTTTCACTCTCGGCCTTCGCCGCTTTCCACTCACGCGAGTGATAAAACCCGTCCCGTCTCTTGTCTCTTCTGTTTCTGTCATAATCTTTGTGCCTATCTTTTTTGTAACGTTCTGCACATGGACAAGTCGATCCGCTCGGTATTCTATTGCCGCATCGCCCACATCTTTTATAAATTGGCATATGTTTTTCTCCACTTCCGCATAAAAATAGGAAACAAAGACTGCTGCCTCTGGGCTGCCTTCCCTGTTCCCTATTCCGATACTACTATAATACTATAAAAAAAGGATTCTGATTACGGTCATTCTATATTTTTTTTGACAGCAAGAAGTAAAACTTTCTACGTCTATCATAGAACATGTCCTTTTCGCACGGAATGTTCGTTACTGTCTTTAAGTATTTGAATGTAACATTCTCTTCTGTGACTGCCTTTAGAAGATACTGATAGATATCACCATCAGCCTCAATGGCTGTTTGTTCAATTATTTGGCAATTTCTAGCCGCCTGCTGCCGAACTATTGCAAGATTCTGTGTCGCATCATTACTCCCATTTCCCTTTGGCATCCCGTTTATGTCCTGGCTTCCTACTGTGTCCGTCTTGTACTTTAATATATCCTGGAACTCCGTGTATCTGAGTGCAAAATGATAAGCCTGGTAGAATGCATGCTTTGTGATTCCCCACTTTCTTTCAGACAATGGTTTAGGCATATTTCTTCTCTCCTTTTTCTCCCGGATAATTAATCATGCATCCTTTCCCAGTCTTCCAGTAATCACACTCTTTACACTTTTTTGCATTACAGTAGTCTTCTGCCGCCTTTAAGATTTCTTGTTCTGTCATTTTTCTGTGGTCTCCCTATACCACAAATTTCTTATGATCTGCCTTAACATTCGCCTGCGTAGACTTTGCGTAAATGGAAGTCGTTTGAATATCATTGTGGCCTAAAAGTTGTTGAACCTCTTCCATCGGCATTCCACGATTCAATGCATTTGTGGCTACGGTCCTGCGAAACCGATGTGGATGTGCTTTCTTTACTCCTGCACGTTTCCCAAGCTCGCAGATCATACTTTCTATTCCTTCTTTCTTCAGCCTGCTATGTGGCCGCCGCAGATGAACGAATAGAGCTTCGTTGTCGTCTTCCCTATTATGTAAATATTCTGATAATGTTAAAATCGCTTTTGGATTTAGATAAACGATTCTTTCTTTTCCGCCTTTTCCATAGACAATAAATTCGTCTCCGTTGATATCTTCCCTGTTTGCTTTGACGATTTCAGACACCCGGCATCCAGTGCTATATAGAACATCCACTATTGCCAAATCTCTTTTATTTGTCGTCTCCCGTCTTAATTTTTCAAGTTCGATTTCAGAATACGGTTTTTTGATTCGATGGTCCTGTTTAATTTTTGAAATCTTCCTTGCTGGGCTATGCTGAAGGTATCCTTCTTCCTGCTGCCAGTTGAAAAATGATTTCAGCACCCTCAATTCATTATCCTGAGTTACTTTTGAAATTCCATCTCGCATGGCCCGCTCAGCCAAATAGTATCTAATATCGTTTGTATCAACATTTTTGATATCCTTTTGTATCTCGTTGAAAAATCTTTGCAAGACATAACCGTAATAATTCAAAGTCTCCATAGAGAGTCCGGATACTTTTTTAGATACAAAGAACATGTTATACATCCTGTGATCTTCATCTTGATTATAGATTGCTATTTCCGTCTTTCGATCAGCAATCTCATAATCATTTAATACCAAGTACATACTCTGCTGCACCGTTGAAAGTTGTTCCGGTGTAAACTTAACAGACAGCCGGACCAATAGCGTGTTTACCATTTCTTCTTTTTTGTTCATTGCTCTTTTTAGGAAGATATCTATTGCCCACGGAACCTATCCTCCTTTCTTTTCTTTTTCCATTTTTCCCTCTCTATAATGTTCTACATTAACCGTGCATTGTTCATCTTTCTAAACTAAATCTTAAATTAATTCTCTGGTGGCTCTGCATTAATAGCATAAGCCCCACATTTCCTACATTTTTCTGCTATTTCATACGGAAATTCATAAACCCCATAACAAAATTTTCTATTATCATCCGGTCCATATTCATGACATGAGATCCGGGCTTTTTTACAATCATCGTCGAGCGGAACCCCTCTTAATTTCGCTCGTCCTCTAAGATTTCTCATTCCTACCTCCTAAATCTTAATTTAAATAGCAGTTTAACTGCTTTGCAATCGTTTCTATCACAGGCACTGTAACCCCATTCCCAGCCTGCTTGTAAATTTGACTATCCGAGTTCACCATGGCCGCCCGTTTGAAATATTCGTCCTCCCATCCCTGTAGTCTAAAACATTCCTTCGGTGTCAATCGACGGATTCTAGTTCCATCCAGTGTCCCCTGCTTGCATCCGGTTGTAAGTGTCTGTGCTACGCCTTTCCCAACACGTCCTCTCCGGGTCTTGCTGTTTGGCTGCTCCAGGTTAATGCTGTCCCCTGTAGTTGCAAGTGCATATCCTTTTTTGGTTGCTTCTTTTACAACTACACCATGCCGGTCTTGTGCGGTAAGCGCTGGAATGGCAATATTATGCCGACCTCCTAGCTGACTGTTTAAAGCAGTCATTATTCCATCAGTCGAATATATTCTGTCTTGCTGTGACCTCTCTTTTCCAGATTGGTCTTTTATGTTTAAGCATTTTACCCC